GCACCAAACCCACTCGAACAAACAAACATAAACAATAATATAAAGAATAGTTTTTTCATTAGTTCTCCAATACTGCCATGTAAACAGTCAATCCTTTTGCTGGCGTTCCGTCATGGATTGAATCAATATCGATTGTTATTATATCCCCAACTGCTATTGTAGTATCTGTTAGGTCGGGCGGTGTTGCAGAAGTTGTCGTTGTTTTCTCCGTTGTATCAAAATCAAGTTTGTTAGTAGTCATTATTGACGTACCATTTAATTTAATATCAACAACTAAACCTACCCCTGTATTTATCCCTGCGGTGCTATTTGTAGCGTATAGGTAGAAAGGAGTTGAATCACTTTGTAAGATTGTACCTGCAAACGGACAAGGAAAATCTCCATGAATATTAGTCGCCGTAGCGTTAGCCGTTCCAGCTTCAACAAGATTAAACGATAACCATCTGATATTACGTTTAGACGCTTGGAGAGCATCAGGAGTAACCGCTAGTGTCGTGCTTGTGCCTGTATCGACCTCTGAGCCTATAGCAAGCTCTACAGTTCCTACAACGGATGTACTAGCCGCTGCCATACTTAAAGCATAAGTTGACAAACTTAATCCATTAGCTGTGCCAATACTCGTTGCTTCACTTACTTTATTATTAAACGTGTCCCAATCTGCTTGTGCCAAATACCCATCAGCAGAAGTTGTTGCAACTGGAATTGATAAAGCATAAGTTGTTTTTACAAGAGGAACAGAAACAGTTGTTGATTCCGTTACTTTACCTGAATTTGTTGAAACATTAGTGTTTGCGCTGACTCTTGCTTCTGTATAATAAAGATTAGTTTGCTCCGGCAAATCTGCCGTGCTTATCTGGTTAGTTCCTGTGCCAAAATCTAAATGAGTATCATTCACATTATTTGTTCCTACTGTTAGCAACGCATTAGGATCGCTTTCAGCCGTAACAACCCCGCTAAGCCCCGAACCATCGCCAGAAGGAGTGAGATAGTCAGTTCCGGCGATTGCTTGCGCTAGTACCCCTGCCGTGTGTTTTAAAAGCCCATTAGACAATGAGTTGATAGCCTGTTCTGCTGATAAGCTAGCATCAGGCGTTTGTGTGATATATGTTGCCGTTGTTGGCGCTCCACCACTACCACTGCCAGAAACAGCAACCCATTCTCCAGCCGTATCACAGGCGGTCCCAACAGCATCCGGCACACAGGCATAAAGAGTATTACTATCTGCCTCTAAACAAAGCGCGCCTTTATACCCATCAGTCAATGCCGTACAATCTGTCGCATGGTTTCGCTCTTGCCAAAAGCTAAACGCTTGAGCATAATTCGTTGTCGCAAAGAACAGCATACAAATTGTAATTAATATTTTATTTTTCATTCTCATCTAAAACCTCCACTTCGCTTTTTATTTTCTGTAAATCAAGATAGTTACTTATTTTTTCTAAAAACTTTATACAACACCTAAGATGATATGTTTCACTTTTTATATATTGGCTTAGCTTAATGTAATCAATTTTTACAAGAAGTTCACCTTTTTTAAGATTCTTTTCCATGATCTATTTTTTCCTCTAGTCGCTGTAATCTGTCGTCGTGTTCATGGATTTTTGAAACTAGCCCTTTCTTATCAACAGTACCAATAATAGCATCCCTAATCTCTTTTATATCACTTTGTAATAATTTAAAGTTATTTTTTAAATCCGGCTTGAAATCTTTTTCGAACCATTCGTATGTAACTCTATCTTTTATTTTTTCAGTAATGCCTATTTCTAATGCCGATATTTTTTTATCAACAGATATTTCTACACTTGAAGAATACTTCGATATTCCCCTACACCACGCGGCCAAAAAGAAAAAGCCTGTACCACATAGTCCTAATCCCCACATAATAGTTGCATCGTCCATGTTGAACCTTTCTTATCTTATTGCTAAATATTTACATAAATATCCCGCTGTGGCCGTTGTAACATTTACAGTAAATCCAACATCATCAAAACTTGTTCCTGTAAACACAACCTTATTGGTTGGTGTTACTGAATCTGTCGCTAGTACAAAATTTGTTGAAATAAAACCTCTGCCAGAGGAATCCCCAGCAATAAATCCAGCCCCCATTGAAAACATACTTGTTCCATCCCAAAAACCAACGGCATTTCCTGACCTGGTTTCTCCTGTCCCATTATATCCACAAATAAATAATACTGCTTTTGGCTTAAATCCAACATCAACAACTGCAACGCTTGCAACAGAAGTAACAACTACATCGCCTATTTTTGCGGACAATCCTTCCACTGGTTGATCATTAATAACAGAACTTTCAATTATATCGTCGCCTGAATCATTATAAAATTGACCAAGTTTTTTATAATACGTCCCTCCTGTTGGCGCAGTATCAGAAAGAGAAATAAGTATTGTGAACCCTGTGCCTGAAGCATCAGCAACAGCATAAACATAATATAAAGTTGAACTTGCCTCTGCTCCTGTATCTATATCACCCCAATCAACAGAAAGTGCGGCATTATTTTCTCGCCATCTAAATTTTCCGCTAGATTCAAAAGCAATGCGTCCTGCAGCAACAGATATTTCCTCCACTCCAACATAAGTTAATTCTGCACCCTGTATATATCCTTGCAATAAATCAACCAATGCAGCAGAAAATCCTTGTGTATTTCCAACGCCAAGCGCTCCAAGGAATGTTTCAATTGCCGTTGTTTCGCCCGCTCTATCATTCGGATGAGCTGCGATAACTTTATCAACACCATCATTTAATGTTAAAAAGTTTTTTACTGTCGCTGGAAATTCTGCCATTTATGAACTCCTTATTTGATCTATCTCAAATTGTATTCTTTTTATTTCTTCCGCAAGATCAGGCCGTTTAAATCCTGCTTCAATTGTTGTTTTTACTTTCTTATTCTGTAAAGAATAAGTTAATTTATTTATCTGATAATTTGTTTCTCCACCATAAGCAAAGTCGCCATATATAGCATCAGCATCACCATATTTTTTTGCTTCAATAACTGTTCGTGCTAATAATTTTACTTTTTGTAAAGGTAAAGTTTCCTCATAAAATCGTGAATCTTCTTCCACTGTAAATTTAGCTTTTTGATTTATTGCTGCTTTTTCTAATAATATTGATGTCCCAAATTGTTGAGCAACACCCGTTGTACTTATTGATGAAACAGATTGTGTCTGTGTTCTTAAACCATACGCTGATTGACTTTCAGTATTATTCGCCGTATCTTTAAAGCTATCTTTTCCTAAAATTATAAGACGATTAACAATTCCACTATAATCATTAATGATGTCAACATTGCTTAATTCTTTTGTATACTTTAGATTAAATCCGACAATATTAGATGTTGATTTAAAGAAAAACTTTTTATTCGCATCAACACCATATTCAACGCTTCCTGCAAGCCCAGCTAATGTTTTTATTGCATTACCGCCATTTGTATCTAACTCAAGAATGTCAGGAACAAAATTAAACTGGCCTATATCAGCATCGTCATAAGTTATATCTGTATTTGGAATTATGAACGTATCAAGAATATCTTTTAAAATATCAGTTAAATTCTGCGATGTATATGTTTTCTCGACGAGAACTCTTTTTATTTGAGAAGAATATCCTAAAAAAGATAAGACAGATTGATTAACTCCTTTATTTTCTTTTGGTTTATGAGAATTAATAATTCCTGCATATCTCAATTTTCCTCCAAGATAAATATTGATTTCATAGTCTGGTCCAACATCATTAAGCCAAGTTTCATCTGCAATTAATACAACACTTCCTTGCCCGCAACCTCCTAATCTATCCCATCGCCAGCTGAGAGTTGCTAACTTATCATTTATAACTTTAATAAGTTTTCCGCTTCTATTCTTTAGATAAACATAAAATTTACTTGGAGCGTCATTATATGCTTGCGTTGGCGGTGTGAAGTTTGCTGTCCATCTTGCAATGCCTTTGCTTATTCTCACTTCATCTATATGGCCACCAAAAAATTGTGAACCGTCGCCCCTCCTTCCAAAGTTCAATACACTCGCCAAAGAACTTTCTAAAGATGTTGTTACGCTTCCGATATTAACGCCGTCCACAAATAACTTGATAGAAGTCCCTATTTTGGCAAGCGCAACATGATACCAAATCTTATTTGCAGAAAAATTACCGCCAACTATGTCTATAGTTGCTTCACCAGTTTTAGCAAATGAAAATCCAAGATGGCTCGCCGTTGCTCTTAAATGCCAAAAATTAGTGGCATTCTTATATTGTGAAAAAATACATTGTTCTACTGTATAGTCAGCAAATCTTACAACCGCTTCCAACACATAATCTTCTGCATTGTCCCCCATCAAATCAAAATCTGCGTTATAAGGAAATGTTATATAGTCACTATTCCCATCGAGAAATAAAGAAGAAACACCGAATTTCTTTTGTGCGGTATCTAGCTGTGCCGTTCCTCCGAAGGTTGCTGCACCATGAGCAGAAGGAGAAGAATCGGAAGTTGTGACAGCTCCATCTAAGCCATCAAAATGCAAAAGAAGTTTTGTGAAACTATCATTTCCCGGCATAATTTGTCCTTATGTATTCAATCTGATCTTGAAGCTCAACGTTTCTCTGTTCAGCTATAAAAATCTTTTTTGTATTTTCAAGCTGTTCTTCAAGTAATAATATTTCTGTTTTTTTAACAGAAAAGCCCCTTACGATATTATCCTTAATCTTTTGTTCCATCGCTTCGCAATTAAAATCATTTGTCATGATGAATACCTCGGTCTGTATTGAATAGAAAGCGTACTCGTTATTCCAACAAATATAAAACTATTTGTTGAGCCTGCAATTAAATTAAAAAAGTCCCCTGAAAAATCTGATAAGCCATCAACACCAGCAAGCAAAACTTCTAGATTATTTGTGTCAACAGATAACGTCGCACCATTTGGAATCGTTCCACCATATTCAAAAATTGCGCTATCATCTGTAACATTTTGTAAACTTAACGCGCTTATCGTCCCTCCTGAAGCTGTGATTAAAATAAAAGGATCAGAATCAATATTTCCGGCAATCGCTAAATCAAACGAATTTGTTCCTCCTGTATGATTCTCAACCTCAGTCGTTAAAGCATCATCTTCATAATATGGATCTTGTGCTATTAATTTCACATCAATAGTAATGAATTTATTGTCTAATCCTTCTTTATATTTAAATTTAATATCTTTCGTAAATGAATTAATATATTTACCAGATCTATATCTAAATTTTTGCTCTCCATCTAAAAGCGCTTCTTGCATATCAAGTAATTGCTGATAGCTTATAGCCTCAGATGTATTATGAATTATTCCTTTAATAGAAAGCTGTTTCTCATTTTGAAATGGAGAAGGAATTAAAGATCCACCTTTTCTCAAAATATTTTTTGACTGAATATTGATTCTGTCAGGATGTTGTTCTAACAAAAATGTTTGATTCGGAAATTCATAATCGCCAAATGTTAATGTAAACATATTAAACCTCGCTTAATACTGTTTGAACTTGTTCGCCTAATTCTTCTGCAATTCCTTCAACATCATCTATGTTGCTAACAATAAATTGATTTTGCATTTCAATATTTACGTCTGTTTTTGTTCTACTTTTACTTTCTGAATCGGGACCGCCTAATGTCAATATTCCAGCCCTTAAAGCATCAGCAAACGTTCTTGGAATAACCATTTCTCCCGGTGAAAGCATTGCTGGGACTGTGTCTGTTCCTTCTGCTAGTCCTGCGGTTCCAATCACAGCGGCTTTATTTACTGCCGACTCCGCTAAAGCAGCCGTCGTTGCTGCTACTTGTGCCGCTGTTCCTGTTGCCGTAGCTCCACCAAGTGTTGCTATACTTGCCAAAAGTGCTGGAAGTGTCCAAGCGGCCGCTAATGAAGCAGCTATCCCTATTGTGAATACAGCTGTAGCAGTTTGAAGTGCTTTTCCAATCGTAGCAGCAATAATTTGTTTTGCGATTAGCTGAGCAATTATTCCAATTAACGCTTTGCCTAAACCTTTAAACGCATCTTCGGCTGTTGCTGAACCATCGATAATACTAGCCAATGATGATGAAAATGCACTTTCGATAGATATTGATGCAGCTTTAAAATTTGCTTCTGTTTTTTTGGCTAGTAATTGTGATTCTGTTAATCTTTTTTCATTTGCAGTTGCGTTTAACGCATTAACTTTGTTAATAAAAGAAATCTCTGCTACAAGCCTCGGATCATCTTCGCCCTCTCCTCCGCCACTAGGAGTTTCAGCGGTAGATTGTTCATTTATTAATCGTTTCTGCTCTGCAAATTCTCTTTCTTGAGTAATAGCTGAACTTAAATTAGATCTAAGGTCTTGTAGTTCGGCTATTCTATTTACTATAAAAGGAGATCCGCCTATTAAAGCATATCTTTTATTTATTTCTAATAATTTATTCAACTCCTTATCAACTTCTGCGATTTGTTTTGTATAAATTTGTAAAGGTGTCGGCTGCAACCATTCATTTGTTTTATCAATAAGTTTGACTGTAAGATCTAAAAACTTTTGAAAGGAGGGAAGTAATTTTTCACCTATTGATATTTGAAGAGCAGTAACATTATTCTTCATTAATTCTATTCTGGAAGCTGTTGTTTCAAATCTTTTTGCAGCTTCTATTTGAAGCGCTGTATTTTCTTCGAATGCTTTATTTGATAAGTCTAAAGTCTTATTAAGTTTTCCATTTGTTCCTGCTAAAGATAAAAATGCTCTTTGAGTTCTTTTACTACTAAAGCCCATCTTTTCTAATTCAATTCCTGCATCTGCTCCTTTAGCTTGTAACTCATCAATAAACTCAATAAGCGATCCGATTCCAACTTTACCTTGTTTTTGTAATTCAAGTAATACATCTGAAACGGCAGTACCACCAGCCTCAGCTTGTATTCCAACAGAAGCGAAGGCAGCAGATACACCCAAAATTTCCTGTGTTGTTAATCCTGCGTTCTTTCCTGACGCAGCTATTCTTTGAGCAAAAGTTAATATTTCAGATTCAACAACTTCGAAATTGTTTCCTAAAGCAACAACTGATGAAGCCATTTTATCTATATTTTTAATTGGTTCTTGTACTATTGAGGATATTCTTGCAAAAGCAAATGAAGCGGCTTCTTCGGTAAGGTCGGTTGTTTTTGCAATCAAAGCTACATTTTTTGTAAACTGAGTTAAATTTTTAACTCCACGAACTCCAAGCTGACCAGCTATTTCTTGAATCTTTGCAAGTTCTTTTGCTGAGATCGGGATCTCTTTTGATAGTTGAATCAACCCTTCTCTTAATTGAGCAAATTCTTTTTCCGTTGCATCAACAGTTTTTCTTACTCCTGCAAATGCAGATTCGAAATCAACCGCAGCTTTAATACTTAAAGCACCAAAAGCTGCAATAATTAATCCTGCATCACGAAAAGCATTTTTAATATCTCTTAATGTTTTATCGTTTGCTTTAGCAAACCCAGCTATATTATTTTTTGCTTTTACCAAACCTTTATTTAGATTTGAAGCATCAGCAGAGATTCTAACAATTAATTCGCCTAATGATCCTGAGCCAAAAGCCATATTACTTCTCCTCGATTGGTAATCCTAAACGCCTCATCCGTTTTAACGTTTTCACTGTATCGACCTTTTCTTTTTTTCTATTATCAAAAGAATTAATAAACTTTTCCCACTTGTCTTTTTTAACTCTTCCATTCCCATAAGCAATCGCATTTGACATTCCAATCATTTTTAATTGAAATTGATTTTGTTCCTGCTCAATTATTAATTCTACATATCTATTTACCTGATCGATCGTGAACGTTTCTGCTATGAAATCCTTATCCCATCCACACTTTGTTGCTAGTAGTGTGAGCGCTATTCCTATGCCGTCTTGTTTAGCATCTTTGTTAGGCTTAGCACTCTTTCCACTAAAAAAGGAAAATCATTCACTTCGATTATTGCCGTTATTAATGCGATTTCTTCTGGCAATGTCATTGTTTCTAATAATTCATCTTTTGACTTTCCTAAAACAATTTCATAAATATAAACCATCTTTTCGCCAGCGACATCAACTAAAGCCAACACCGCTTCTTGTTCGATGTTTTTTGATTTTGTTAACTGTGGATGTAATATTGCTAACTTTGAAATAATCCCAGCCAATATTGCAAACACTTTTGTTCTGTTTTTAAGAACAAATGGTCCTATCTCATATTTTTTACCGCAGACAATCACTTCTTTTTTCGTTGGAAAAAATATCTCTTGATCTGTTTTTTTAGCTTCACTCATTATAACCCTCCGTTAATTTTGGGCGTCTTAACACCGCTTGACTTAATTAAGCCCTAGTATGAATAATTTTAAACTTCTTTTTATTTGCTGCTAATGCTGCGCCCTCGAAATCAGTGTTACCTTCTAACGCTTTGAATACGAAAGGAAACTCATGAATATCTGTTTCCTTCATAGACAAAGACATTTCACCTGATCCCTCAGCTTCAAACAAATGGATGTCGATTGTCGATCCATCTGGCATTAAATGAAGAAACCTTACTGCCTGTTTAGAGTGATCGGCATCCCCACCGAACTCTAAGATTTCTTCCGCGCCGTTTAATGAAGTAATACCAGCTCCTAAAGCAATTGCAATGTTATCCATATTCCACTCAATTCCTGTAATATTAAGCGAAATATTTTCTTCGACAACATACGTCTTTGACAACGACTGTGGCGAACCTTGCTTTACTTCAAGCGGTACTCTCTCGATTGACATTTCAGCGTCGCCTTTTACAGCTCCAACATCAATCGTTGGCGTTGCTCCAGCTGGTCCATAATATAAAATACCGGGACCAAAACTGTATCTTGCCGTTTCTACTGATGGTACGTTTAAGCTCATTTTTTCTCACCTCCTTTATGATGTTATGTTTTCAATATCATTATGTTTATCGTCATATAAATTATTTGTTTTCCCGCATTGATAACACCCAATTGAAATCCTCTTACCATCCTCAACTTCAATCGTGCAATCACGTCTTTTAAATCTAAATATATTTCCGTTTTCCACATGTCCCAAAGTAGCTTTACATGCTGTGCATTTCACAATTTCTATTGACATTATACTGCCCTCACTTTGAATCGAACCCCTAGATGATATAAATTTGTATCATATTCATGCATCAAAGGAGATCCTTGTTGCTCTGTAATATTATGAAAAACAACATCGACCGCTGAATCTGTTAAATCCTGCTTATGTAAAAGATCGCGAATCCTCTGCTTAATATCAAACATATCTTTCACATTATAATCTTTATTTGAAGCCCAAATATCAATCTGAATACGCATATCTATTGCGCTATGAATTGATTCATTTTCAGCAGATTCTAAAAGAAATAATGAAATAGCTGGAAACTTTGGTTGAGCAATCGTGCTTGGATGGCTTGCATACACACGTTTATTAACATAACGATTAAGCGTTGCGTCAGCAATTAACACTTTTCTTATTTTTTCAAATACATTACTTTCGACTGACATTATTTCCCCCTAAAATTCGTGACAAGATTCTTTAGGTTTTTCCCTATTAAAGCAACAGCCTGTCCTTCAACTTCTGATTTACTATTCTCCAAGAAATCTCTTGGGATCATTTTGCTTGTTCCATAAATAATATATATTGCATACGGCGCGCCATTATCATTAATCCCAACGAACGCCGATGCTTTTAAATTACCACCAGTAACCGAAGCCTTTTCAGTTCCACTTTTCTTTGATCTTAATAAATTGCCAGATTGACTATGTACGGACCAATATGGATCATGAATCTGCAAACCTTTGCTTCCATGCCTTGAAGCATAAGGATGATCTAATGCAGCCAAATCACTAGGGCTATGATCGGTTAAGGATATGTTACGCGTTACTCTGCGATCAAGCATGCTCTCAACCAATTTCATAGTTGTATTAACATGCTTGATAAACCCACCACCAAACCGAGTGATATTACCCGCAACTAATTGTGTTCCACTTATTGTCATGCACAAACCTTTGCTTGTTCGAACGTCTTTGAACTTAAATATTTAAAAATCTCTTTTCCTTCTTTTAAGAAAGGATGTTCTTGGGGCATACTTTTTAATGCTTTAGCAAGAAAATATTTTGCGCTCTTAATATTCATACAAGCCATTTGATGATTAGCATGCCAGAATTTTGGATTAAGAGATAAAGCGTTCTGAAAACATTCAAGCGCTTTCGCATCATTGTTTTCTTCAAGATAATGTAAAGCAAGATTAAAATGAGGTCGTGGATCTTTATCATCTGTGATCTTACTTTGGTTCTTGTTTAACTCTTCATAATAAGCAAGTTTATTCTTGACAACTTCTCGTTTCTTCAAATAGCCGTAATGATGGAGAACGAACGGCGCGCGTGTAACTCCAATCTTCCCACTTTGACGATATGCAGAAAGAGCATCATCAAGCGTTTCGTGAATTACTCCTGTGTAATAAAGCTGATCGCTTTTTTTGAAAAGCCGAACAGATTCACTTGACGCGTATTTTGGCTGAACATTTGGGCTTTTACATTTCTCAAGATAATTAATTACATGAAAGATTGCTAGATCGCTTTCACCTTCTGTTATCTTAACAAGTTTAGGGAAGTCCTGTGGAGCAATACGCTCATCAGCATCAAGATGAAGAATCCATTTTTTTGTCGCTTGATCAAGTGTGAAGTTTCGAGGAATAGAATAATTCTTTAATCTTCCTTCAAATTCATGACCTTTTTCATATACCCACTCTTCCGGGCCTTTTAAAAACTTAAAAGGAACATGAGAATACTTTGCAAAGTTTTCAATAAGAGCAATTGTCTTATCAGTTGATCCTGTATCAACAACAACATATTCATCAACAATATCCTGACATTGTTCCAAACACCCAACAATATACTCTTCCTCGTTTCTAACCATCATTGTGCAAGTTATTCCATTGCCCTCAACATACTCCTCAAGCTCAACATTACGATCAATAAGATGAGAATAATCATCAAATCCAATGTCGGCTTTTGTTTTGAAATGATCGTTCGCCTCATAAAATTCAAACTTTTTCTGGCGCTGTTCTGGCGTGTCATATCCCATGTGCTTAACCCTAATCGCTGACCACTTAAGATTCTCTTGAGATATTAACGGCGCTGATCCGCAATGATGCCCTTCTGGATGATGCCTTGACATAATTTCTTGGTTAGGCATTAACTTAAAGAACCGATAATTTGAGAAACTTCCAAACGTTGAATCGGAACGATAATACTCCTTACCGTTCTCTTTGCGCCAAATCGTACGCCATTGACACCAGTACGCCATGACTTCCGGGTTACGAGGATTCATCATTGATTGAACCCGATCAATAAACTTATTCTCATATATCTCATCATCATCAATCGAGATACACCAATCAGCTTCGCCAGCTTCATGCAATTTAAGAGCCTCTTGCAATAACCAGTTGCGCTCATAATCTTCTTGGAATATTCCGTCGTATCTTTCCCATTTATAAATCTTTGGGAATTTAACACATAATTCTAATATCTCATCCTCTGATAAATTTGTCCGGCAAAAATGCAGAATAATCTTATCAGCAAACTTACTTGTCTGCTCTAGCGATTGCTCAAGCCACTCTCCTCCGTTAGTACGATATACAGCAACTAGCTTTTTCTTTTCTGTGCCGTAATGCTTATCGTAATAACGCTCACGATTAACATACCCATTATCCATATAAGACTTTTCATCATACATACCGCTACCGAAAAGAGATCCCTGTCCTTTATGATAAATGTATGTATCATAAGCGATCAGTAATTTATATCCGGCTAATTGCGCCCGCAAACATAAATCATTATCCTCATGCGAGTTTGTGAATTGCTCATCAAATACTTTTCCATCCTCAAGAATTTCATCAAGAACTTTCTTTTTCCACATCATACACCAGCCATAAAGAACGCCAGTATGAATCCATTTACTGTGATTTTCTGAATGCCATTGTTCTGACTTTTGTATGCCTACTCCCTGCTTTCCGTTAGATGAAGAACTGACTGGTCCAATACACCCAACGTTATCAAGATCAACATTGTCATAATGCGCTTCCATTCTTTGAAGCCAATCAGGAGTAACCTCAGTATCGTTATTTAAAAAGATAACAAACTCTGATTTCTCGTCGACAACATTATATCCGATGTTATTATTTTCTGCGAATGTTAAATTTTTCTCACTATGAACGATTTTTAAATTGTCATACTTCGTTGATAAAAAATCTAAATACTCCTTTGTCCCATCTTTAGAATTATTATTAACGATGATTAATTCAAAATCCTTTGTGTATGTAAACACACTTTCAATGCATTTAATTGTTAAATCAATTTCATTAAATGCTACTGTTACGATTGAATATTTTGGTATCATTGTACCTGTCCTTTCGTTTGTCATAACTCCATCACCTCCGCTTCGGTATGATGCGTTAATCCTGCAAAGTCATATATCTTTTCTGAGAAAGAAACTTCGCCAATTGTTAATCCGAATACTCCCGATAATGCATAAACAATATCGTTCTCCTGAACATCTTTTAATGGTCCCGCCATCATTTTATATTGAGCAATCTTTTCCTGCCCTTGATCCATCATGCGAATATGACCGTTTTGTGTATACCATCTAATCGGCATATTTGATTCCGCAACGATTTCCTTATTAATAGGCTGACCTAATTCGTCAATTGCTCTGACTGTAATTGTCCCGCCATCGATGCCGGATATTGTTAAACCTGACATCGTTAAGAAGTCGCTCGTTCCTACTTGAATACCATCCTCAGCAAATTGGATCTGTTCAATAATAGGATCATTGGTTTGAGTTAACCCAACGACTTCACTTGTTGCTTCTGCACCAATAATTCCGTTATCAATAAAGATTTTCCAGTATTTCGTTGAATCTAAATTGTCAGGAACAACTGGCTCAGAGCTTGCAACGTCCTCAACTTCTTGAGCATTAATAACGCCATTAACAATACGGAACGCCCATTTCTGCGGGAGCGTTCTATCCTGCAAAACATATTCCTCAAGCACGCCTGAACCTATTCCGGTGACGCTAACCAGTCCATTAGTAATCGATGCGCCATCAATTGTTATTTCAAGCCTTGATGTCCTATCAGGATTACGATCGAAACTCATCGATGCCGATAAAGCCGTTGGCGCAAGAAGCAAATTCGTGAGCCGTTTAAGATCGATGCGTCCTGTTAATATGTCCGTTAAATTAGACATTCACTAATTCCTTGTAAAGATTTTGATAATCAATCGACATTCTTTCTGCCGAATATTCTGTTTCTACAAACCTCATTTGACTACCCAATAAAGCATCGATGACATTCTGATCAAGCGCATTCTCGACACCTTTAGCAAGCGCATCAATTGAGTTTTCAGTTAATATTGAATGACCTCCGATGATCTCCCTATTCACATCATTGTTATATGAAACAACGATATTCTGCATATACATCGCTTCAATAAATGCAAGCCCAAATCCTTCTGTTGGCGATGGATAAAGAAACACATCCATGATTTGAAGGTAATTTGCAATATCAGTTTTCTCTCCTGTGAAGATAACGTTCTCAAGAGGCAAACAATCGGCCATTAATTTAAGTTTACCGATATATCCATCAAGGTCCCGCGCTTCCCCACCAACAATAAGAGGAACGAAATCATGCCCTTTGTCCTGTAATTTCTTGCAAACCAATAGGAATGTTTCAAGTCCCTTATCTTTACCTAAGCGGCCGAGCCTTCCTATTACCTTTTTACCTTTAGGGATGCCGAGTTCTTCCATAACTTCGTCATGTTCTCTTGTTATTTTAAGCTCATCCAAATCAATCCCATTCCTAATTGTAACGCAATTACTATTCATTCTTGTTACCGCATCAGACACGCCAACCCTCTTTACTATAAATTCGTCCCTCATTGGCGATCTAAGAGGCGAATGGATAGTTTCTAGCACAGGTAGTTCCTTGCCTAGATTTAACGCCATAGAGCTTATACCACCGCCACTATGGATATGAATTAAATCTGCTTCTAAGTCCAGATTATCCTTTTCCCCTAGAATAACAACCTTTGCGCCTGCTTCTTCGAGATCTTGTTTATAATCTCCATCCTTGTATGCAATGATTGTATACTCATTCTCATCATCAAACTTGATGATATTCCGAATAACGCGCTCTGCTCCTCCACGATCTAATTGGTTTATTTCATGAACAATCTTCATTCTTATCCTCCTTGTTGTGGCTCGTTGGCCATCTGTTAATAACTTCCGAATATTACTGCCCCGAATCCAGCGTCCCCATGAACAGGAAGCTCAATCTTTTTTCCGCCTATATCCAAATCATTCCAAAATTCTTTCATGCCCTCATTCAGAGTAATATCATCAAAAAGAATAATGCTTTGATCAGCCATCTTATCTTTTATCTTATCTACCATAGACATCGTACATTCATAAGAATGTTCAACATCAATAAAACAAAGGTCTATTTTATCAATATCATCTAAAATATTATCCGAGTTCATGCGGTAATCAATGTTTCGTTTTGCTTCTCCGATTACCATATTCTTAATATCAATCGTGATAACCTTTGCTTTTGGCCACCCATCATGCAAGCAAGCAGAGCTAACACCTTTCCATGTTCCAAACTCAACAACAATTTTTGGTTTATTAATGTTAGCCAAGTAATGAAGAAACCTATAATAATGCGCTGGCTTTCCTTTATTAATCACAGTATCTTTTTCAATAGATATTAAATTTTCCAAAGGTGTCGGCAATACTTCATTTGCCAAAAATGCTAAATTAATAAGGTTCATTAGTCTACCTCACTATATGCTGTTGATGTTAGTTTAACCCTTTTTTCTAAATCAGGAAACCTTGAACTATAAATTAATGCCTCAGATTTATCGGCGTTTCTTTGATCGCATTTCTTACAGATATAATCACAATTCAAAAAATTACCTGAACAATGCCTTTTCTTTAAATCAAGATATTCTTCTGATAAAAATATCTTATCTAAACTTTGAGTTTTAAGATCTCCTAAAAGCAATAATCCATCATAATCAAAACAGCATGCGTTAACTGTTCCATCAACTTGAATTTGCAATGGTCCTTCTGTTATTCTTCCGCATCCGTTCTTCTTAGATACATTGACTTTCCTATGACCAAGACTATCAGCCCAGTTATGAACACGCCATACTTCCATGCAATCAGCGCCTCGCCCTTCCCACATCTTTTTCCATAAATCAATTTCATAATGAAAATCGTTTACATGAGGAACTACGACATGCGTAAGAAGAACTTCTGTCTGTCTTTCAGGCAAGCTAAGAATTTCAAATACTTGAGATTGAACTTTATAAAATAACTCAGGCTTGACGCCATGAAGCAACTGATACGATTTAGGCGTCGCTCCATGAAAGCTAATCCTCACAGAAAATAATCCGGCATCTTGTAACTCTTTAAATTTATCTAGCGTTAGCAAATCTCCATTAGAAACAAGTAATGTTTTATATCCAAGATTACTAGCGTACTCAACCATTCGTGTTAGTTCTGGATTGATAAGACCTTCACCTATTCCAGCAAATGTCAATGTGTCATATTGGTCTGTTGCTATTTTTATTTTGTCAATAAGTAATTTGAATAAATCAAAACTCATAATTTCTTTTTTTCTTTTGAGCTTATCGTTTAAACAAATGCTGCAATTATATTGACAAAGATTTGTTGGCTCGATCCTAATTTCATTATTTTGTGGTAACATAAGTATGTCCTTCTAGCCCAAAATTAATAAATGGATTCAATGAATAAATGTTGCACTTATATACTTCCTTTAGTTTTGCTTTCAGCCTTATTGTATCATTCTGAATACGCTCAAACCATCCGTTATAATATTCATTAAATTTTTCTTCCTTCTCATAAAAGTCAACTAACCTTTCCTGATAGCCATCAATGTGCGATCTATCGTCGAGCCAACCACAATCATGCCCGCAAATAATAATATTCTTTGCACCCATATATGCAGCAAGATGTATGCAACTTGTTATTGTGCTATAGCTAACGAATATATCATCGTCTTTTCCAATTGAATTAATATTCTCAATAAAGTTTTCTTCAAGCTCTCCGAACCTTCCCTTCTTATGAGTAAAATAATAGTTCGCTCCTAATGGATTTAATTCATGCTCGATATCTCCGCAATCATGCTTAGACGCAATTACGATCTGCCCTTCTTCAACAGCTTCTTCAATAAACTGCTTGTGTTTAATCACTGAATACTTAATAGGGAATTGACGATACATTAAATTAGCACCTATTGTTATCTTGCGATCAAAAAAACTTTTATCAATAAAGCTCATAGAGTATCCAGAACCTAATATATATAAATCATCGCCTATGAACTTATTTTTACATACAATATGACTTTGATTCTTAGGTAAATCCATTAATTTATTTCCCCTCTTAACGCCCTGTCTGTAAGAATTTCATTCCAATTAAACGCTGTAAGATATTCCTCGGAACATCCTTCTGCCGGAACATTTGCCGATCTACTCTCATATTTATTTGCCAAATCATTAAGGGCCTTAGAGATTCCCCGAGTATCTTCTGAATAATTTCCTGCTTTAATTACCTTTTCGAGCAAGGCTTTACTTGATGCGATGCTACGTAAGCAACCAGCCGCCGAAGCATATAGATCGTTACTTTCCAAAGTAAGAAAGACTTGTATTTCCTCATCAGATAAAAGATAACTCGTTGAATCAGTATCACCGATCAACGTCCTTACTTTACCAATATTCGTGCTTGTATCAAATGTAAAACTCATATCCTCGCTCCTTAATTAAGAGATGGCGGCAGGAGAAACACCGCCACCTCATCCCAAAACCAATCTATTACGCTTTTCCTCTGTAGATACCCTGATACATAGCCAAAGCTAATGCATAGTCATATCGTACTTTGAAAAATAGATCATCGAACTCATAACCCCAAGGATCTTCACCGCCACCTGCTGCAAAAACTGTGTCAGCACGTTTCACTAAAAGATCCGGTTCCTGCTTTCCTTGCAAGAAACCCACTTCTACAACTGGCGCTTCTGACGGATCTGCCATAACATACCAAGCAGTCGAGCTTGTTAAAAACGACTCAACAACAACTTCTAACTGCTTAACCTGTCCGACCTCTGTGGTCCCACCAGTAGTCGTAACAGGAACACGCCAAGTCCCATTAACAACACGCATAGCTGCATCTTTTAACTCATCACGAACAACAAGATACTTAGCTTTGATCCCCATTAATACAGAATTTTCATCTGTGGATCGTTCAATAGCGGTCATAGCAGCCGAAACAGCCACAATTCCTGCGTCTGTATTAGCTAACGCTGTATCACCACTATTCCCATGCGCTACTGTAAACAAAGAAGTCCCATCATACGTATTACCATCACCCTCAATTTTATCAACAACAGCCTTTGCTAATGTACGCCCTGCCGCACGACCGAATCGTTCTGGCTGACGTCTTAAAGCATCAAGATCATCATTAATAATTGATTTCCGAGTGATACTGAAAGTCCGACCAAATGTTTTCAAAGCAATATCATATCCTTGCTCATCAACGCTTGAACCTTCATACGGTCCGCCTTCTTCAACCTCAACTAAATCAGGAGCTTCCTCTAACCATACGCGGTTATGTGTCTTAAAATCAGACATATTACTTTGTAAGGTATACATTCGCCAAGGCGAATTGACACCCCTGAATTTACTCATCAACGCTTTGTGCATAACATTCGCTAATATCTTAGGAAAGTCAGTCGAAGCGTTTGCTTCTTTTAAATCATGGTACTGTTTTAATAACGTTTCCATAACTTATCCTTTCTTGTTAAATGCTGATTATTACTGCTCTTGACCGTATGGAGAACCTTGGGGCAACAACAGCCCAATAAACGCTGTACCGCTCGGAGCAGTTATCGCTTTAACAGCCGCATAATCATCATTGGCAGCACCAATTGATAATCCTGCTTCCCCTACGTCCCAATACAAAATAGTACCGATTGAAACAGTACCTTGACCACTAAACGTCATACCCCATGCTCCTTCTAATGCGAACGTGACAGAAGCGCCAGCCAACGCATTATTAAGAGGCATACCGATAAAACCTTTAGCTCGCGCCAATGCACCAGAAGTAACGTTAGCCGCTATTCCTGTGATTGTTACACGCTTTCCTGAAAATTTATAATTCTTAGCCATCTAAGAACCTCCTTCTATTTTCTCTTCGATTTAACGAAGCGGGTTATTTAATCTTCATCCTTCTTTGCTTCCTTAATCCCCATGCGTTTTTCAAGAGCAGACTGCGATTCTTGAAGATGTGTTTCGCTTGGCGTTTCTTTGCTTTCGGCTAAAGTAATCTTCCCATCTTTACTTAGCTTATTCAAATACTCCAACTCAGACGCAACGCGCGCATTAACGGATTCCTTTAGATCGCCATCACGCAAAGATTCAGAAAACTCAGCTTGAATTTTGCTTTTGGCTTCTTCTGGCAATTTCGATTCTTTAAGAATCCCTGTTACAACTTCTTTCTGTTCATTAAGCCTGTCTTTCATTTTGTACTGATCAAGCTCTTTTTTCGATTCAGAAAGTTCATGCTCTTTCTTTTGTGATTCTTCTGATTGAGAAAGTTCCTGCTTTACTGATTCAACAATACTTTTTACTAAATCAGGATTTTCTTTCTTTAAATCAGAGAATGTTGCTTCTGTTAATTCCATGTGTTTGTCCTTTCGTTTAGACTCCAATAGTCGTGGTATGCGTCCCCTTGCGCCTGCCTCTGTCACCCAATCAACACTTGCTGGGCCGTTTTGCCTTTGCGGAACGATTTTCTCGACTATCTGTACCTCTTGACCGCCTACCTTACCATAAGATATTAAGCCACCCATATTAATAGACAACCCGATGTTATCTCTAAATGCTTGTTCCTTTAATGCTTCCTTTAACCACACATCATGAACCGATACTGTTCCGACTGCCTTTCCATCGCATGCTGAACACTCAGTAATCGTTGACGCCCAATCTTTAATGTTACGCTCTGGCCGTTCGCGATCCTCTGTTTTAGTCGGATGATTCATAAACATTTTTAATCCTGTAAAGCCGGGCGCAGCCGATTCAACAACGTCAACAGAATAATGACGTCGCTTTTCCATATTCGTTCCGGCTTCAATAAATATAACATTCTTAAGCTCGCCTGTGTCCCCATCGTATTGAGCCTCTTTAAGACTTCTGAAATTAGGATCCTGAAAATCCTCTTGTCCTTTAGATTTCTTTGTGATTGAGATTCCAGCTTCCTTCAATGATTCATTAACTTTTGTGAAATCTTGCGACACCTTGACCTTCTCGCCAAGAATGAGATTGCCTGAATCGTCAAAGCCATATGCTACTTCATAATTCTCATCATCAAGTTCCATTATGACAGCATCAGGAAACATATAACGAATGTACGGCGTTTCGCTATAATCAAATCCTTCCTTGCGAAATGAGAACTTAGCAGATAAAGCATCGCGCACTTGATCGCGCATTGTTTCGAATGAATCCTCAATGCTCCGTTCTGCCAGCTTCTTACCTTTCTCAACAACTTTCTTTTTAGGCGTTCCCTTGCCATCAAGAGCGTTATTCGCCTCATCAAGTTCTTGTTCAAACTCATCAACCTCTTTTTTATAATTTTCTTTAAAGCTCTTAATCTTCGATACGAGCGTTTTCAACTTTGGCATGATCCTCTACCTCCTGTACGATATTTTTAAACTCTTTATATTCAATCAACGCTTCTAGTGCTGATCCCAATGTGTTAATATCTTCTTGTAATGATTTCATTAATTGTTCGCTTGCTTCTAAATGTAATAATACTGGTTTTCCTTGAGCTTCCATTAAGTGCTTAATCATATTCATCTTTTTACTGCTTGATTCCTCTAATTCCCCAATCGTTTTTTCAACTTTATCAATATCTGGTTGTTTAATTTTCGCAACATTTTTAAGCAATTTGTCTAATAATTTAAACAGTTTCTTCTTTTCCTTATCATCAAATACGCCAGATACAACAACCGTTCCGCCACCTAATGAGATATTACGATAATCAACATTTTCACTTGCATAAAGGATCGTTGCATCGCCTGTGTCCCAAAGAATCGTTCCGATAAATGCGTCCTCAACCTCAACTAACACTTGATATATCCCTACTGATCCTATTTCAGTAACACCAACAATGGTTCGCGCCGTATGAAGAGCATTATCAGAATCATATAAAGCATAACCGACCGTTGAAAGTCCGCTCTTACGTGATCCGAAATTAACTGTTCTTGATAATTGTAAACTCATTATTTACCTTATTATTTTCTTGGCTTTGGATCGCCTTTACTTCCTACTCTTGGCGTACCGCCGCATGAACCTTTTTTAGCCATCTTATCCCCCTATTGTTATAATCCTAATTTAACTTTAGTAATGTCTTTTGCTATTCCTTCAATTGCTTTTAATAAACCAGAATCCGTGAATGATGTATCTGTTTCGTCCTCTGGTGTCTCAGGGTCGTCCACTTTATCTTGAATAATAACTGTAAACTCATCCCCAGTTGGATTGTCATTTTCATCTATATTCCTAAATGTAATTTCTGCGGTCTTTGTTATAGCTAATATTCTTACAGTATCAAGAATAGCTGTAACGCCATCAGGCTTAACTTTAGCAATTATAATCTCGTTGCTCTTTTCTGAGATTTCCCCCGCAAAACATGGCATAGCCAGTAAAGCAATTAATCCTATTGTTAATAATAATTTCTTCATT